TATAGATGTAATTTATATAGACTCTGCCGCTCAACAAATGAGATTCGATTTAGCTCAGAAGTATGATATATCAACTACTAATGCAACTAAGAGCGTACTTGATGGGATTGCTGCAGTAGCTACTATCGTAGATAATGACAGTCTTATGGTAGGGCAACACTGTAAAGAGACTTTAGCTGCTTTGGACCAGTATCAGTGGAACCCTAATAAAAATTTACTAGTTGAAAAACCTGTTCACAACATGGCTTCACATATGTCAGATAGTTTACGTTACGCTTTGTACACTTTTGTAGCCTCAGAAATAACTTTCTAAAAAATAGTACTTGACAATCTAGGTTATTTTTGATATAATATAGTTGCAAGAGTTGAGAAGTAACAGAAAAACCAATGGATAGCCCCGCTTATAACTTCTTTATTCTTGCAGATAAAATTATAGGAGCTTCCGTTGGTTTTTCTGTTTTAGGAGTAAAAAATGAGATACACAGAAGAAGAGTTAATTGAGAGTTTACAGAAGTTTTATAAAGAGAATAACAGAGCACCCAAACAAAAGGAATGTAGTGAATTTGAATATCTAAAGGGGGCCTCTACTTATATTAATAGATTTGGCACTTGGGATAAAGTTTGTTCAGTAGCAGGAATACCTTATAGTGTTAGTAAGTTTAATACCTCTGTTTCAAAAGAATACATAATTGAAGGACTAACTAAGTTTTTTAAACAGCACGGAAGACCTCCAAAAGTGCGTGAATGTAAAGAGGTGGAGTACTTACCTAGTGATGTAAAGATACGCAAAGAGTTCGGTTCTTGGGATAATGCATTAAAAGAAGCAGGTCTTAGTACTTCCTGGACTATTGAAAAAATAAAAAAGGGTGTTCTAAGTTTAGCAGATGAGCTAGGTAGAACACCTACTTCTGAGGAAGTAAATAAATCCTTAAAAACTCCTAGTCGTCAAACTATTTATAAAAAATTCGGTGGATATGATAATTTACTAGGTACTTTAAACCTAAAAAGACATTGCAATCAATCACATATTACGGAAGAAAATTTAGCTCTATCTTATAATAAAGAATGGTTATTAGAACAAAATAAAACAAAACCTCTACAAAAGATTAGTGAGGAACTTGGTTTCAATAAACATAGAATGTCCGATAGATTTAAAGAATTAGGATTAAAAGCTAGTAACTCCCTTAAAGTATCTCAAGAAGAACTAGACTTACTAGCGGAAATTAAGATATTGTACTCAGGAGAAATACTAACCTCTCAAAGACTTCTAGAAGGTAAAGAAATAGATATATATCTCCCAGAGCTAAAGTTAGGTATAGAGTTTAATGGATTGTATTGGCATAGTGAGAAACAGGGGAAGGGTAGAAACTACCATTTAAATAAGACTCTAGCAGCAGAAAAGCTCGGTATTAGATTAGTTCATATATTTGAGCATGAGTGGGTAAACCAGCGAGAATTAGTACTTTCAAGAATAAAGAATATGTTAGGGAAGTCTGATAGAATATATGCTAGAAAATGTACAGTATCCGAACTAGGGGTGCCAGAGTCTAAAGAGTTTTTAAATACTAATCATATTCAAAAGTATGTAGGAGCCTCAGTTAAACTGGGATTATATTACGAAGAAGATTTAGTGGCTGTAATGACTTTTGGTAAATCCAGATATAGTGGAGCAGCCGACTGGGAACTAATTAGATATGCAAATAGGATGGGATCAAGTGTAGTTGGGGGCGCCTCCAAACTCTTTAAGTACTTCTTAAGAAACTACAAACCTAAAGGAATTTTATCTTATTCAGATAGACGTTGGAATACTGGAAACCTATATAGTATGCTAGGTTTTACACATACACATAATAGTAGCCCTAACTATTGGTATTTTAAAGGGCTTAAAGTGTACTCAAGGGTAAAGTTTCAAAAGCATAAATTAGCTAACGTTTTAGAAGAATTTGAACCAAAATGGACTGAGGTTGAAAATATGTATTATGCTAATTTTAATAGATTTTTTGATTCCGGTAACTCTGTTTTTCTTTGGAACCCCTGAAAAATACCTCTTGACATTTCAGGAGTATTTTGGTATAATGACGTTATAAACTAGGATTTTAAAATGATATATACAGATGAATTCTTGATACAAGAGCTTCAGCATTTTTCGAGTTACTTAGATAAAAATCCCACACAGAGAGAAGTTAAGCAAGATGAATTAATGCCTGCAACTTCCACATATGAGAAAAGGTTTGGTTCTTGGAATAAGGCTTTAGAAGCTGCAGGCCTTAATAATAATTTAAAACAACATAGAAAGTATACTAAAATAGAACTAGTTACTTTATTTAAAAACCTTTGTACAGAATTAAAAAAGGTGCCTACAGTACGAGAATTAAACTTAGATAAAAGTACTCCCTCTGCTTCTACATATGCAAGGTACTTTGGTTCTTATAATTCCATTTGTGCTTTAGTAGTTAAAGGCTGTTATGGTAAATCAAAGAATATTAGTAAAGAAAACTTAGCTCTATCTTACAATAAAGAATGGCTTAGTAAGGAAAACGAGACTAAAACTTTACACGAAATAAGTAATGATTTAGGGTATAATAAACATAGAATGTCTAGCAGGTTCAAAGAGTTAGATATTAAACCTATACTACATAAAGAATCATTGAAAGAAAAAGAGTGGTTAGATTCTTTAGGTATTACAGAAAGACAGTATCCGATAGCGAACTATAAAGTCGATGGATACGATCCTGAGACTAATACAGTATACGAGTTCTTAGGTGATTACTGGCACGGTAATCCTGAAGTTTACGATCCAGACGACTACAATGAGAAAGTAGGTAAAACGTTTGGACAGTTATTTGATGAAACTAATATAAGACTAGAACATATCAAGTCTTTAGGATACAATATAATTACAGAGTGGGAAAACTAATGTATACTAAAGAACTACTAATAGAAGAGTTAAGGTACTTTGCGGAATATTTAGGTAAAACGCCTACAATACCTGAAGTAGATAATGATACTTTAATGCCTTGCAGTACTACTTATAAAAACTGTTTTGGGTCTTGGAATAACGCATTAGTTGAGGTAGGTTTAAAATCTAACATCCTAACACACACTGATGTGCACTTAATAAGGTTATTAGAACAGTTTGCAGTAGTTTTGGGTAAAACGCCTACAGTATCTGAGATAGATAAAAGTACTTCAATGCCTTGTAGTACTACTTATAAAGATCGTTTTGGCTCCTGGAACAACGCAATAATTAAAGCAGGTTTAAAACCTAACTGTAATCAGTCCCACATTACAGAAGAAAACTTAGCTTTATCATACAATAAAGAATGGCTTAGTAAAGAAAACCAAACAAAAACTTTAAAAGAAATAAGTAGGAATCTAGGCTATAATAAACATGAGATGTCCAGTAGGTTTAAAGAATTAGGCATCAAACCTATACTACATAAAGAATCCTTGAAAGAAAAAGAGTGGTTAGATTCTTTAGGTATTACAGAAAGACAGTATCCTATAGAGAACTATAAAGTCGATGGATATGATCCCGAGACTAATACAGTATATGAGTTCTTAGGTGATTACTGGCATGGCAATCCTGAAGTTTACGATCCAGACGATTATAATAAAAGCTGCAGTAAAACGTTTGGACAGTTATTTGATGAAACTAATAAAAGACTAAAATACATCAAATCCTTAGGGTACAATATAATTACAGAGTGGGAAAACGAGTGGCAGAATTAAAGAGACAACTAATCAAGTACTGTAGAGATAAAGCAAAATCAAAGTATGATAAAGGTACTGAATGTTTTATTTGTGGTAGTATAGAGAGCTTAGAGTTCCATCACTATAATGGTATGACAGAGCTACTAGAAAAGTGGTTAAAACAGCAAGGCATTTCCAATATAAGTACAGCCGAAGATATTATGGATATACGAGAGCAGTTTATTTCAGAAAATCTCAAAGAGATTTATGACGAAACAGTTACATTGTGTAAAACCCACCATCAGAGGTTGCATGGAATTTACGGAAAACGTCCTCAGCTACACACTGCTAAAAAGCAGGAGCGTTGGGTTATTAAACGAAGAGATAAAGAATATGAGTTGGTTTAAAAGTATAGCACAGAAGTTAAATCCTGCGCAACCAAGTATTGCAGCAGCTTCTGGGGAAACTAGTTCTATAGTTCCTAATATTAAGTTTGAAAGAGCTTTTGAAAAACTGGAAGCAGTTAATCGAGGCGTTAATATGGTAGTAGATGCCGCTGCCCAGTTCAAGATAGATGTAGGAGAGAAAGAGTCTTTCCCAGGCATCCAGACTATTAGGCTTAAAAAGTTAAATAACTTACTTAATAGACAACCAAATCCTTTCCAGAATGCTGATGCATTTTGGAGAAATATGTATTTAGATATGTTAATGGATGGTAATAGCTTTGCATACTACGACGGCGCAAACCTTTTTCATCTACCCGCATCTAACGTAACTATTATACCAGATAAACACACATTTATTAAAGGTTATAAGTATAATGAGATCAGTTATAAACCTGAAGAAATTATACATATACCCGATAATGCAACTCAGTCTATTTATAGAGGAATGACTCGATTAAATGCCGCAAAAGCTAGCATCGAGTTACTATATGATATGAGATCTTTCCAAAGCAACTTTTTTAAAAATGGAGCAGTACCTGGATTGGTACTTAAAACTCCCAACACTCTCAGTGCCAAAGTTAAGGAAAGACTTATAAGTTCCTGGTCTCTAAAGTATAACCCTAAGTCTGGAGGTCGTAGACCTCTTATCTTAGATGGTGGACTAGAGATAGATAGCATTTCTAATGTTGATTTTCGACAATTAGATTTTGAAGATTCTGTGAAAAGTCTAGAGGAGACAATCCTTAAAACTATTGGTATCCCTCCCATTTTATTAAATGGGGGTAATAATGCTAATATTAGACCCAACCATAGATTAATGTATCAAGAAACCGTTTTACCTTTAGTACGTAAAGTACTAAGTGGTTTTGAACGGTATTTTGGATATGACCTCGCAGCAGCCCTTGAAGATTTATCACCACTCCAACCAGAGTTAGACGACAAAGCAAAATACTATTCCACTCTAGTTAATGGAGGGGTTATTACCCCTAACGAAGCTAGAGAGGCACTACGATTAGAACCACTAGAAGGTCATGATGACATACGTATTCCCGCAAATGTAGCAGGGAGTGCAGGCAACCCATCTGAGGGAGGAAAACCTCCTCAGGGAGATAAGGATAAGAATGAATGAATAAACAATTTGAAATTAGCTCTCCATTTAATGTTGTTGAGAAAGCGGCCGGAGAGTCGGACTCTATAACAATTAAAGGTTACGCCAATACTGTTTCTAAGGATCGTTCGGGCGATATAATTGTGAAAGAAGCATGGGAGCAAGGTGGATTGGATAATTATCTCAAAAACCCTGTAATTCTAGCTTTTCATGATCACTCTCGTCCTATTGGCTCTGCCGTTAATTATAACGTCACTGACAAAGGTTTAGAGATTGTAGCAGAAATTAGTAAAGCTGCTGGCGAAGTATATAACCTCATTAAAGACGGAGTTTTAAAAACTTTTAGCGTAGGATTTAGTATCAAAGATGCTGACTACGACAGGGACGAAGATACCTTCTTCATTAAAGACTTAGAGCTTTTTGAAGTATCAGTTGTATCTATACCCGCTAACCAAGATTCGACATTTTCTTTAGCTAAATCTTTTACTGATATTGGCGAGTATAACGACTTCAAGAAGAGCTTCGTGGCTCAACAAGAAGACGAGATTGAAGAAAAAGAAGAAACTACTGAAATTGAGAAGATACCTTCTCAGGATAATAATATTCTCAAGGAATTAAAAATGGATCAAAAAGAATTACAAGAAATGATGGCTAAAACTGCACTAGGTGCTGTTGAAGCTTACAAAACAGAAGTTGCTGAAAAAGAAGCAGAAGTTGCCGCAGATAAGAAAGTAGCAGCATTAGAAGTCGGTAAGACTCATGCAGAGAAAGTAGCAGAGGAGTTAGAAACTCGTATTAAGGCCGACGGAGATAGCTATGCTAAGTCTCTAGAGGAGATGCAGACTGAGTTAAAGGGAGCTAAAGAAGAGATGGCTGCTATGCAGAAGTCTAAAATGCAGTTCTCTGAGCCTGGTTCTGGTACACCTAGTGCTGACGAGCTCAACAGTGCTTTCATTACATCTAAGATTTTAGGTGTACCTGTTAAAGAACTAGACTTTGGTAAGAGATTGCTTGAGAAGGGTAATCGTGTCAACTCTGATGACCAGGATTGGGAGACTACTTGGAACTCAAATATCTACCAAGCTATTCAGAATCGTGTAGTTGTTGAACCAGTATTCAACTCTCTAGCGATGAATGCTCGCGTTATGAATATGCCTATCAACCCAGATACGGGTCTTGATGCTACTTGGGTAGATGCAACTAACCAGAATGATTTCAATGACGGCGCTGCTATTGGTACTGCTTTCAATGATGCTTCTACAGGTGCTATTAAACAACACGTTCTAAACGAAGTAACGCTAACTGCATATAAGCTAGCTACTCGTGAGTATATCGGTTATGAAGAGGAAGAGGATACACTACTTCCAATCGCTGCTATCGTTCGTGATGCAATTGTACGTCGTATGGCTCGCACTTCCGATGCTTCTATCCTAGGTACTGGTACAGCTGCTCCTTTCACTGAATTGGAAGAACTAGCTGGTGGTAATGTTGGTAACAACGTTACTACTGCAGCAGCAGGTACTATGATTAGTACAGCTAACATCCTAACAGCACGTTCTAATATGGGACAATGGGGACATAACCCTTCTGACTTAGTATTATTCTTAAGCCAGCAAGCATATTATGGTCTTATGGACAATACTAATGTTGTTACTGTTGATAAGTATGGTGAGTCTGCTACTATTCGCTCTGGCGAACTAGGTAAAGTATTTGGTGTTTCTATGGTTGTATCGGATGCTTTTGAAGCTGAAGCTGCAGGCAAGGCACAAGGCATTTTAGTTAATCCTCAAAATTATATTTTAGGTAACTACCGAGCACTTACTGTGCAATCTGCTGAAGATATAGTTGCGCAGCAAAAAGCTATCGTAGCTACTCGTAGATTTGGCTTCATCGCTAAAGAAGCGGGAGCTGCTGGTAAGGCATCTATGTGCTTACTTAAGTCTGGTGCTTAATAGCTAGAGACTAAATTACTGACTGGGTAAAACCAGTCAGTTTTTCTAAGCTTTCGAGTTTAGAAAAACTTATAGAGCGAATCGGCCGGCCAGCCTTTTTAGTACCTTGTATACTGAATAGCTCACCAAATAGTATCTTACAAGGAGAGTCATGGGAAAGTATACAAAAGAACTATTAGTTGAAGAACTTCAGTACTTTACAGAGTATTTAGGCAGAACCCCTACCGTTTCTGAGGTAGATAAGGATCCTTTAATGCCTTGCTGTAATACGTACAAAAGGTACTTTGGTTCTCATAATAAGGCTCTTATTGCCGCAAGTATTACACTTAATAGACATACAGAATACTCCGTAGAATCTTTACTAAAAGATCTAAAAACTTTAGCAGGTAAACTAAAACACACTCCTACTTATAAAGAGTTGTCTATAGATAACCAAACCTATAGCACTGAAACGTATAGAAAAGTATTTGGATCATATACTACTGCTTGTATAAAAGCAGGTTTAAAACCTAACTGTAATCAATCACATATTACGGAAGAAAACTTAGCTCTATCTTACAATAAAGAATGGTTAAAAAAAGAGAATAAAACTAAACCCTTAATTCAAATAAGTAAAGAATTAGGTTATCAGAAGGGTAAATTATCTCATAGATTCAAGGAACTAGATATTAAACCCGTACTACATAAAGAATCATTAAAAGAAAAAGAGTGGTTAGATTCTTTAGGTATTACAGAGCGGCAGTATCCGATAGCGAACTATAAAGTCGATGGATACGATCCTGAGACTAATACAGTATACGAGTTCTTAGGTGATTACTGGCACGGTAATCCTGAAGTTTACGATCCAGACGACTATAATAAAAGCTGTAGTAAAACGTTTGGACAGTTACACAACGAAACAATAGAAAGACTAGAACATATCAAGTCTTTAGGTTATAATATAATTATACAATGGGAAAAGGAATGGCTGATTTAGTTTCTGTAAGTGAATATAAAGCTTACGCTAATATAAATAGTAATACTAATGACTCAAAGATTAACTCTCTGCGTACACACGTTAGTTCGCTTGTAAAAACCTATTGTGGGCGCACTTTTATAGATAACTATTCAAGTGAAAAAACTGAGTATTTTGATGTAGAAGAATACCAAAATACAATATATCCGGCAGAACTTCCTATTACAGAAGTTGTGCAATTATTAGAGCGCGGTAGTGCCTCTACAAACAAAACTACCATTGAGAGTAATTTTGCAGACGCAAATAATTACTATCTCTTAGAATCTGGTACTGCTCAATGTACTCTTTCTTCAAAAGCAAATGAAACAAATTGTATAAATAATGACACTTTCAATGGAAGTGGCTTAAACGATTTAACTATCACTGGATACAACGCAAATACGTCGTCAGGTGAAATTGGTCGTAGTTATACTATACAAATTGACAACGCGGGAACTCCAGATACTTTTAAGTGGTCAAGGGATGGGGGTTCAAATTGGAAAGAGAATAATGTAGTTATTACAGGTTCTATTCAACAATTAGAGGGTAATATATCTATAACCTTCGGGGCAACTACAGGACATACTGATGGTGAGAGCTGGTCTTTCACAGCAGAAAGATGGACTGGCAGTTGTAGCAATACAACTTATACAACTCAAGAGACTTGCGAAGCAGCTTCTGAGTACTGGACTGCAGATAGAGACTACGAGTTAGCCTCTACAGATCAAGCAGTTACTAAGTTAAAAGCTAACTTCCCATTAGGCACTAAATCTGTAAAACTGATTTATAAAGGTGGCTACTCCTCTACTCCTTCCGATTTGAAACTAGCTTGTTTTGATTTAATTACATATTATATGAAAAAAGAATCAACACCCAATAAAGCTATACCAGGATCTGCTAGCATTAATAATATTGCAGGTTCCACACCTTCAGATTTCCCACCCCATATAAAACGTATTCTGGAGTTATATAGGAATATTGACTAATGCCAAAAAAATTTAGCAGAGTTAGTGACGTATATGATAATTTACTGGTTGATATTGCCAGCGGTAAAGAATACGCATTAGGTACAAAAGCTTTAAGAATATCAGAAGCTAAAAACATGCAAGTTCTGGTAGTTAGTGAAGCTCAAATAAGCCATGAAGTACAAAACAATGGCTTAGGGCCTAAAGTCGCTGTAAGAATGTGGGAGAACATATCTAATTTTATATTAGGTTTTAAACCCTCCAAAACAATTCTTAGAGTAGACAAGATAGGTTCAGGTTTTGAGATAACTTTCTCTAACTTCGGTAATGCAAGAATTTTTGCAAACAAAATCGGAGCTAAGTCCAGCTTTATACTAGCCAAAGAATGGTTATATGAACATAAAGATGAATTACCTGAAGATATTAGAAATAAATACGTAAGGTTAGCTAGTACTAGAGGTGCTGCTAATCAAATAACTAGTTTATTTTACGAATATAATAAAACGCTACCTGCTAGTGATAGAATTGATTTAAAGTTTTTTGATATTGGACACAATTTTCCTATTAAACAAATAGCTGTAGGTAATAGATTAACCAAAATTATTTTAAACATGTTACCCCCAAGTAGTCTTAATAATACTTCTATAGAGAAAGTTACTTGGTTAATAGAAGATTCTATAGATACCTGGTTTAAAAACCAGAATTTACAAATAGACGATAACTTTAGTGACTTATTAGGTTCTGAGTACGAAAGAGTTGTTTATATTGAAAGTAAACTTAATCAGTCAAAGGGTGAAAGAGACGTAGATACTAAAGATATTATAAGAACAGTACTAAAAGACTTGAATAATTTTGCAGCAGAGAATTTATCTAAAAGACTTCAAGGCAATATTTCTAAGCTAAAAGCCAGTCCTAGTTATGAAGATAAAATCTTAAAGATATTAGACTTAGTTATAAAAGGTAAGAAACTTACTAAAGTAACTTCAAAAAATAGAAAAATAAAAAGTAAACATATTAAGTTACGAGCCTCTAAAGTTAAAAACAATTCTATAAAGCTACGAAACAACTATAAAAAGCAACAGGCTAAGATAAAGGGAGCCGCAATTACTGCTAAGTTACAAAACCCTAGAGGGCAGTTTACTAGTTTAGTTACTATAAGAAGTCTTATAGATAGCTTAATTAGATCCCAAGTAAAACACAACATGAAATCTCCAGCTCTTAATTATAGAACAGGGCGTTTTGCAAACTCTGTAGGAGTTACAGACTTACAGTTTACACGAGAAGGTAACTTAACAGCTTTCTATACTTATATGAAGTCTCCTTATCAAACTTTCGAAAGAGGTTTTAAACAAGGTAACCAGTATAGAGACCCAAGACTTCTAATAGATAAGTCTATTAGAGAAGTAGCAGCTACTTACATACATAGTAAGTTCAACTTAAAGACTAGGAGATTATAATGGCAGGTAGGGCACGAGGAGGCATCGTAGAAGCTTTAGTAACAAAACTAAAGTTAATTGATGGGTCTGGTACGTATAACTCAGATTTAGCATCTAATGTTACTAATAAATTAGTTTTCTGGGATGAAGTAAATGACTTTCCTTATCTCAGCGTAACAGCGGGAAATGAGGTAAGAGAGTACCTACCCGGGAACTCATTTAAATGGGGTATACTGGGTATTACAGTAAGAATGTACGTTCAAGGGGAAGACCCCGTAAACGAATTAGAAAAAGTTTTTACTGATGTAGAGGAAATTATTGATAATAATAATCAATTAACCTACGATGTAGGTAAAACTACACAAGAAATCAGAATTCAATCTATCACTTCCGATGAGGGGCTATTAGCACCTTTTGGAGTGGGAGAGATAACGCTTGAAGTCAAATATCAAGTGATGTAAATGTCTAATAGATTATAAGATAATAGTCAATACTAATCTATAGACAAAGAGTCTTACCAATATTGGTAAGTTTGTTATAAAGGAAATTATTATGGCATTTAGTTTAAGTAGAAATTGTACCCTCATAGTATCAACCGTAGGATCCAGCTGGGTTGGAGCTGCTAGTGGTACTATAGGTGGGCGTTTACGCAATAGTGCAGGAACTGCAGGAATCGATACATACGAAATCCCTGTATTAGACGGGTTTAGTTTCTCTCAAGGAAACCAAACTCAGAATATTACTGTTAATGAAGCAGGCGACGCCCCTAAACGTGGACAGCAGATCTTCAATACAGCATTAGATCCTGTTGATTTTAGTTTTACAACTTATGTACGTCCTTATCAGGATACAGATGGTGGTGGAGCAAGTAGTGCAGTACATTCTGCAACTGAGAAGTTACTCTGGAATGCTATGGTAGCTAGTACTACTGATGCTGAATCAGGTGCTAAAGGTGTCACTTCTAGTGCTACCAATTTAGTTGTAGATTTTAACGATTCTGATGTTCATCAGCTTGAGTTGTTAAACTACTACTTCTATTTCTCGGATTCAGGTCTTTGTTACAAGATTGGGAATGGAGTACTAAACTCTGCTGAAGTAGACTTTAGTATTGACGGTCTCGCCCAAATCTCTTGGAATGGACAAGGAGAGTCTCTAGTAGAGGTAGGTTCTACCCGCCCAGCTACTGCAGGTACTGATTATTTAGCAGCTCCTACTACAGCAGACTTCATTACTAATAAGCTAAGTACTTGTACTTTAGGCTTAGATTTAGATGGAAGTGCTGCAGGAACTATTAGTTCTGTCGCTGTTACTGCTGGAGGTACTGGATATACTAGTACACCTACAGTAAGCTTTACTGGTGGAAGTGGTTCTGGAGCTAAAGCTACAGCTACTGTAGCTGGGGGTGTAGTAACTGCTATTACTGTAACTAGTGGAGGCTTTGGATATACCAGCGCTCCAACTATTAATATTAGTGGTGGTGCAGGTAGTGGTGCAACAGCTACTGCAACTGCAGCTAATGGTTCGAAAGAGTATAGTTTAGCAGTAACAGGTGGAAGTCTCACCTTTGATAATGGGATTACTTGGTTAACCCCTGAAGAATTGGGAGTAATTAACCAACCTCAATCACACTTCACAGGTACTCGTGCAGTATCTGGTTCATTAACTTGCTATCTAACGTCTGGTGGAGCATCAGACTCAGAGGAGCTACTAAACGACTTCATGTCTGATGTTAGTAGTGCCAACCCAGATACCACTGTTGATGGAACAATGACCTTGAATATTGGTGGCGCAGTAGCTCCTAATATGTCAGTT